TTATATGTAGTCTCACTTGTTGGAGATGGAGCTGTTCCGCTTATCACTCCAGTACTGCTGTTAAGTGATAAATTCATTGTTGCCGCTGGTGTGTTAGCATTGCTTGTAAGTACGCTTGTAGTCTCACTAAACGCTACTGTTGAATCTGATGATCCATCTACATCTATAGATACAGAGTCTCCAGCTGCTACACTCCCTAGACTTCCAGCCGATGTGCTAAAGCTTGGTGCTGTACTTGCAGTAATAATATTGTTAGTACTACGTCCAGCGTTACCATCTGGATTTTCTATTCGTACATGATAAGCACCAGTTGCAAGCGTTACATTTACAGATAACGTTGTTGCATTAGTAAACGAAACAGAGTTTGGTCTAGTAATAGATCCATCAGTTTTTATAAATTCAACAATAGGGACAGTTACAAAATTTGTACCTGTAATATTAATGGTTGTTGCACTCGCTGGTGCAATCGTCTGGCTAACATCAGCTACTGTTGGTTTAGTTTCTGTTGGTACTTCTGCAAACGATAGGTTTCCAGAACCATCTGTTTTTAAATAATAATTATTTGTAATGCTTGATGGCAAAGTCAATGTATAAGATTGTGCTGCCGAATGTGGTGGTCCTTTAATTTTTATTCCATGCGAGTTATCTTCACAGTTAAGCTGTATAGTACCAGCATTAGTATTACCTTTAACCTCAAGCATACCTGTCCCATTTGGCGTAAGTATAATATTGCCATTGGTTGTAGAGGTATTAATTTCTCTGGCTAACACGTCCAGATTGCCGCCTAGTTGTGGACTAGCATCTCCTACAATATCTGTAAGTCCTGTATCAATACTGGTCCATGCAGATCCATTGTAAAATTTTAAATTGTTATCAGTAGAGTTATAAAATAAATCTCCTTCATCTAGTGAAGATGTAGGATCAGATGTTCCAATTCTATAAATAGCTTCAAAGTTATTAACACTAGATATGTTATTAGCTACTGTAGTCACATTAGCTGCAATTCCAGCCACGCTAGTGACGTTAGATGATATCCCAGCTACTGTAGTTACATTCGAGCTGATACCAGCAACAGTTGTAACGTTAGCTGAAACTCCGGCAACAGATGTAACATTAGACGAGATGCCGGCAACGGTTGTAACGTTTGAGGAAATACCAGCTACAGTCGTAACATCACTTGCTATTCCAGCTACTGTGCTGGTGTCTACTGCTGTGAATGTCGTTGCTACATTTCCATCGCTATCAAAGGTCATCACCTTAGATGCTCTGGTCGCCTTTGCTGGTAAACTGGTTGTTGCAGATATTGAGTCTGTGTCCAGAAGTTTTACTGAACGATCTATATGTTGATCTAAGTCTGCTAATTTTGCATAAACTTTATCTAAATCTGTGTTCAAAGATTTCATGTCAAACGATCCAGATGATGGAAAGTCTGATGCTCTTTCTATAGCAATATCTCGAATAATTGTGATAATAGCTCCAGCCGAAATACCGGTAGCTCCAATATTAACTGTACCACCAGCACCAAACTCATATGATTCATCGCTATCAGAAGCTGTGCCTGTAATCGAATACTCATTTACCGCATCTGCATTAGCGTCATAAGTAAGTAATGTTGTGCCGTTGTATACTTTTACGTCAGCTACTGCAAAGAACTCAAACGGTATTGTAAACGCTTGTTGGTTTGCTGTTGCTGTATAAGCAATTCTCGGTGTATTTTTACTACTAACTATTGTCATAATTTTACTCTACTATAATCTTCAATCCTCTACAAATGGCATAATTAGGTTTTCTCTAAAGGTTTCTCCTATTGCACTACCGCCTTTATCTTCAGGATAATAAACATTTCTTCCTACATTATAAGGGATTCTTGGGATTTTGAAATTATTTGCTGGCAATACTGATCTTGTTAGCCAATCAGCTTTATCTTCATCTGTTCCATAATTAAAAATTTGGTGTCCCTCTATAAGAGTAGAAGCTAAAGCTCCAAAATTTCTTGAATAGTTTGTATCAAATCTATCTATACCATAAGGATTTGGCATGTCTAATAATCCTCTTATTCCATATTGATAATCAGTTGCCATATCTATAGCGTTAAATATATCTGCGCCTGAACTAAGTGAACCGCCAGCTATAAAACTTTGCAAAGCTATTTCTTCCCAATCGTCATCTTCCATCATCCTCATAACAGCCTCTGGCTGTTTAATCCATAAACCTAAAGATGCTAAGAGCGTAGTAAATAACATACCCCCACCAATGTTTGCATCTCTATTTGCAAATACATTTGTTAATCGGACTCTAGATGCTGTTCTTGTCCAAGCTAAAAATTGACCAAACAATTTAGCAATTACATGCGATAAAATAACTTGATCTTTTCTTACAGTTACTTTCGTTGTTAATGCTAAACCAGCTCCAATAGCACTACCTACTGGTCCACCTGTTGCCATTCCTAAAGCTGCGGCTGTTGCAACTCCAGCTGGTTTAAAAAAAGGAGAAGCAGCAATATTTCTTGATTTATCACTATAAAGATGAAAAGCATCTCCGTAAAACAATCCCTCTGTATTATGATTTGGAACTAATATTGTTTTATCAACACCAGCTGCAATAGCAAATCTTATTTTCATGCTCAAGTTAGCAGCATTTGGTATACCGCTTGTAGCAAATTTATGTATTGCTGGGTAATAAACATTAGTTACTTTGCCATCTGTTCTTCCTGTTTCATTTTCTATTTTTGCTAATCGTTCTAGGCTAGTAAATTTTAATAAAAAAGATTTTGGATCAACAGCTGTTTCGTTAAAAAGACCAGCATCATATAACCTCATTGCAGATTCAATATCTGTTTTACTAATCCCAATATCTCTTAAATATTGTTCCATAAACGGCACATCATCAAAACTTTTATCTATTCTGTTTTTTCCTAACTTAACCATATATGAAAAAATATTTTGTGATACTACATCTTTTGCTAATTCTTTTTGATAAGCAGTCCATTGAGGTAAACCAAAAATCTGAAAAAAATATCTATTATAATCTTGCATAGCAGACTCTGTTTTTGATAAAGAAGATTCTCCAAAATTTTTAAGTTTTGCTAATCCTCTTTGAGCAGCACTAGAATTTTGTGGTGCTAAATTAGTTTTGCTTACGCCTGTTAAATTATCGGTAGTTACAAATCTATCAATAGACTGATTGTTTGCAAATCTTTCTATTATTCCAATAATGTATTGACTCTCTTTTTTCATAACTCGCAATTCATCTGGACTTAATGTTTTTTCAAGGCTTTTTAATGCTCCGCTTGATTTTAAATAACTAGCAAAACTATGAACCTGATGATGTTGTGCATAATCAACTAATGAGCTATATACTACATTTGCTAGTTTAGCTGGTGTAAGAATATCTTTTGCTATATTAGCAAGTTTTGTAGTAACTGATCTTGGATCTAATGTCTGATAGGTGCCGTATTGTTTATTGACTCCATTTTCCCAAGAACTTAAAACTTTATTAGATTCAGTTATAAATTTTGAACTTACTTTTTTCATCTTCAACATTTCTTTTATAATGTCTTTTTGTATTCTGTGGTATTCTAGTCTTCCGTTTTTATCCCCAAATCTCTGATGCATTTCTATTGCAGTAGAAACTCTATTATTATAATTTCTAAGCGAAGATGTAACTTCTGTGCTAACAAATGTAACAGTTTTGCCTTTGCTACCATAAGGAATATCTATCATGTTGTGTGTTGCTATTTGTACTCCTCTTGCTTGTAATGGACTTATTTTATTCCTGTTGCTAATATTTATTAAATCAGGATGATAACCAGCAAACCCGCCCTCAATATCTGGAACAACACTATTAACATCAATAATGGTTAAACTTGTTTTTCTAGCTTCTTTCATTATTTTATTAATAAGTTTTTTTTGTTTTTCTACAGGAAATGTATCTAATTTTTTTTGTACTAATTCTTCTACTAGAAAACCTTTCATCTGCCTACCATTTGCACCTATAACATTTATCTTCAATTCATTAGCCATATAAAAAGGATAAAGTACTTTTGTTTCCCATATTGTGTTTTTAGAAACAATGTTATCTACCACATATCGTCTCGGCATGTATTCTTTTGTTAATTCATATTTTTTATTTAAATTTTCTGCATCTTTAATTTTAGCTTCTTTTAAGTCAATGGGATCTTTGAGTCCCATAGAGTTTCTTTCTCTAATTAAATCGTTTCTTGCTTTCGTTATGTATTTTAACACTTTAGGTTCTAATTTATTAACACCATTGTTATGATCTGCTAATATTTTTGTTTGAAAATCTATTATTTCATTAAACCCTCTTTGGATTTTTTCTGAATTTACAAGATTATCTAACATTCCAATATCTTCAATGTCTTGCTTAAATTTATCAAGATATCTTCTTACACGATTAACAGAATTAATCATTCCTTGATTATCTAATGCATTAAACTTTTCATCATCTATAACTGCTCTAAAAATAGCGTCTTCATATTCTGTTTTATATAATTTTTTATCTCTCGTTATTTCAAAATCATTTTCTTTTTGTTTATTAGTAATTAAATCAGAAAGTTTTTTTACTCTTTCTTCTATTTTGATGTTTCTTTTTTCAAACTCTAAGGCTTGGTTAATATGTTTTTGAGTGTCTGCTCTAGCAAGAGGGAATCTATCTCTGTATTCAGCTTTATAATTATCGTTATAATATTGATTATAATCATTTGCAAAATCATCCATAAACTTATTATCTAAAGGTTCATAAATTGCACGTTTTTTTAAAAAAATACTATTAGTTTCTGTTGAAATTTGAGATTTAGTTGGTACTCTATTATCTGCAAGTAATCTTGAAAAAGACTTTCCTATTCTATATTGAAGATTGCGATTGCCCTCAAACGATCTAGTTCCAATTTCTATATCTGTAAAAGAATTTATTGCTTTAGTGTAATCAGATAATAATGGAAGTTTTCCATAATCTGTTCTTATATCATCTGTTTGTCTTAATTTAAAATCCTCATCCATAAGTGTGTTTATTCTTTCCATATGTTGAAAAGGCGTTTCATTTGTTTTTTTTGGGTATTTAACTGTTCTATAAAATTCTTTTTTTAAATGCCATTTACCTAAATCATCTGCATTTTTAATTAATGGGTGCATAGGTTCAGGTACAATATCTTTCCAAAACCCTTGATTAAAAGAGTACTCTAAATTAAATTCATCTTTTATAATTTCTAGTCTTGGTTGGTTTCCTTTGCCGCTAACTTCTTTAATAACAATTGGCATATACTCAGCTGGATATGATTCATTATTCCTATTTTCATAAAGTATTGGTTTTTCGTTATCTGGCAAGTCTACTTTTTTTGTAATTAATATTCCGCCATTTTCTTTAATTAAAAATGTATTAGTATCTGCATATTCTACTGTTCTTATACCAACAAAATCATCGCCTATTTCATATTCAAAATTGTCCCAGTCTTCATTATTATTTTTTTTAATATATTCTTGTCCAATATATTTTTGTTGCATTGCTTGTTCGCCACCCTCTGGTGCAAAATGACGATCTCTGTAATTTTTATTAAATGCACTTTTAGCTCCATTTTTTAAAGTAGGCATTACAACAGAATGAAATGTGCCTCCCACTAAAAATGTACCTAATAATATTCCCGGTGTCTGAGCAGCACTTCCTAATGGATCTAACTCCCATCTCAAAGGTTCTAATGCTAAAGCTGTTAATGATGTATTAGTTCCAGCTGAAACAAATCCTTTGCTTGTTTGTCCTACTGTTGCTCCAACCAAAGGTATTTTTAAATTCAATACTTTTTGTACTTTTTTGCCTTTTGTAAATCCTGAAAATGTTTTTCCTAAACCATTGGCTACCGCTAATCCGGGTTTTACTAAAAAAAATCCCATAAAATTTTCAAGAGCAAATGCTCCTCCAATAAACATTTGTAACAAATTAGACTCTGCCGCTCTTTTATAATGCTCTTCGTTTTTAGTTATATCTGCATTTAGGTATAAAAGGTGTTGAGGATTTACAACTCTTTCATCTATAAGTTTTTGTCCATGACCTCTTTTAACTAAATCAACCCCAACTGGATGTTTATAAGGATTAAAAACATTTCCGTCTTCATCATACTGTGCATTTCTATCTGGTATACCTATATCGTTTAATAAATATAAATCTTGAACAAATTGACCTCCAATAGAAAGATGCCAGTTAGCAACAATTTTTTCCAAATTGCTATAATATTCTTGATTTTTTAAATAAGGATCATTAGTAATATTTAAAGGGATCTTTTCTTGTGCATCTAAATAATAATTTTCTAGAGAATTTATAATAAAATCTGTTTCTTTCATTTGGCTTTCTGGTGTTACCCCGCCATTTTTTTTATACTCCTCTAAAGATATGCCTTGTTCTTTAGCATTTTTTTCTTCAAGATAATCCATGTCTAAGGTATTTAATGAATTAAGATTGTCAAAAAAATTTCCTTGCTCAAATCTTTCAAGACCTGTTATTTGTGATATTTTTTTATCTTCGTCAGACATTTTAATCCTCTGTAAATTCTAAGAAATCTTCTTCTTTTGTAATATAAAATTCATCATTGTTGTCTCTTAAAAATTCCCATTGTTCAGTTTTTACGTTGTATCCAACAACATAATAACTTGGTCTTGCTATGTCATAGTTTTCAATGTTTCTAACAAAATTTGGATCTTTTAAATAATTAAAATTAGTTGGTATAATTCCTAATTTTCTATCAAATGATTTATCAGAAGCTACATTCCCGAATATATCCTTACTCCTTTGACTCATTGGTCTTTCTGTAGATATAATTCTTAAAATATTTTTTTGTAAATTATCAAGTGATTCTCCCTCTCTTGTGTATATTAGACCAGCTGGCAAAGCTGCTACACTGTCTTTAGTAAAATCTTGTCCTTTTCGTATTATTGTGTTTGCTCCTACTGTAGCTTTATCTCTGCCAAATTTTTTAGTAAAAGAATATTTACCTAATACTAATCGTACTTTATTTGTTATTTGCGGTTCTGCTAAAACTTGAGTAGAGGAAGATGCTATTTCTTGATAGACTAAATTTATTATGTCGTTTTGATAATATTTTCCTATAGATAACATCTCTTCATCTAAATGATTATTTATTTCTTTTGTTACTATTTTACTAACACTTTCAGAAAATTCTGCGGGCGTTCGAAAAGCACTTGTATCATACAATGACTCAAAAATGCTTCTGCTTCTATCTTTTAGATCAAGATTTTCATCGTTTTTAACTCTAAACAACACTTCTGCTAAAGGTCTGTTTGTATCTCTATTATATTCATACATTATGTTTTCTAGTCTTTTAGCATTTTTTTTATTAAAACCAAAATTAATTTCATAATCGAAAGAATCCATGTTCAAACTAAGAGGATATAATAATAATTCAAAATCTCTTTCAGTTAATATTTCCGGATTTAAAGAACGCACTTTTTCTGCATATACATCAGTAACTGTATCTGGCAAAGTTCCATTATCTGCAAGTATTATTTTTAAAGCGCCATGATCTTTGTAAAGATTTGATTCATTAAACGTAGTTTCGCCATTTTCTATTCTTTTTGTATTTACAATATTTAATATTTGTGATTTTCCATCATCTGTGTCCATATAATTTTTTAAATCTGCAACAGACATTCTATATTCTAAAGGCTGAGTATATATTCCGTTAGCAGATTTTGTTCTTGAAGCATTTGCATTAACTTGTTCTTGTCCAGTTATTTGTTTTTTTTGTGCATCAGTTAGCTGTTTAACTGTTGATGAAGTTTTCTCTATAAATGTTTTTGTTTCAGAAGCGTTAATTAAATTTCCCTGTACAAGTTCATTTATGTCTTTAGCTGTTACTATAATATCTCCTTTGTTGCTTTTAAGAGTAACAGAAGCTGGAGTTTGTCCATCTGGATTCAACATACTTCCTATTTTTTTAAGATTATTAATTTTTTGCTGGTTAGTTGCAATGTCATCTACATTATAAACATCTGTAGTTGGTCCAATATAATCATAATATTTTTTAAAAATATCTTTTGTAACTGTCCTTTTTAATTTTTTTTCTTTTAATAACTCTGGATATCTTTCTCTATCTAAAATGTTATTATTAAGACCAGTTTCATAGATAAGCATTAAATTGTCATCTTTATAATTAAAATTTCCAGCTGAAATTTGTTGATTATAAAATACATTTTCTTTAGCTAATTCATTAGTAAATATTTCTTTATTATTTTTATCTATCCTTTCCCCATAAATATCTAAATAACCTAATCCTTGTTTCTGGAAAGTTTCTTGCCAATGCTGTGATATTAATTCACCAACTTTTGGTGGTAAGTTTTTGATATATAAGTCTTTTTTTTCTTCTAATAAATTTTCTACTACCATTGGCGGCAGTTGTTTTGTTTTTGCACGATGATAATCTTCTGAAATAATATTAGTAACATCATTTTGTATTTCATTTATGTACCTTTTAAATACAACTTTGTCGTAATTTTCTGATGCAGTTTTTCCTAAATAGTTAGGAGTTTTAGGTAGGACAGGAACATTTATATAAGTTTGATCTCCATTTTCATTTGTTATTAAAACCTCTTTGTCTATGAATTTTGTTTGCAAAGCTGTATCTGTACCAAGTTTTTCTCCATCTTTTTTTAACTGTTGAAGAGTGTCGTTTGCAAACATGTCAGCCATTTGACCAAACTTATTAGCTGTTTGTTCTTTTATGGCAACAGTATTTCTAGCCCCCGTGCCTCTGTTAACGCCTGTTTGTGCAACGTAATTTACTAACTTAGCCATTATACTTTTGGTCCTTGATATGCATCATATGTACTACTAATACTACTACCCTTGTTACCATCATCTGATGGCGCTCTAGAAAACTCTGATCCAAGAATACTTATGTCTCTTCCTGTTTTAAATAGATTAGTAATTTGATTTGTTTTGTATGCTTGTCTTGAAGCTGATTTTTCTGTCAATATATCTTGTTTATAACTTTCAGTTACTGCCATTTTTTCTAATCCAGATAGTTTAGCTAAAGATAAATCATCTCTTTTATCATCTGCAAGTGTTTCAAACTGTGCTTTGTAAGAAGCAGAACCTAAAGCTATACCTTTCCCAGACATTTTGGATGCTAGTTTTACAAATTCTTTTTGGTATTTTCTTCCTATGACATTAGAATTTTGTAACATTTCTAAATTTTCTTGTTCTAATTCTGTATTGGCTCTCTTGACTTGATTGTCATACATAGCGTCTTTTGCTTTTTGAGCGTTACGCGCAGCTGAATACTGCATTACACCCATGCCGACAGTTAAGCCTATTCCGACAGCAGCTCCAGTAGTTATTGCTCCAGCTCCAACAACAAAAGATCCATAACCCGCTGCCGAGCCTGCCGCTATTGATAAAGTTACTGGATCACACATTAAAAATAAATCTCCGTTGTTATACCTAAAATCCTAAGAGGTAAAGGTGCTGATTGAGTAATTGTTAAAAAAGGTTCGTCATCATATCCTAAAAAAAATACTGATTTTTTTCCTGTAAAAGCTGTTAAAGATGCTGAGGTATCTAAGTTTGATACAGTTCCTATCAAAACATCTGTGCTATTTACTTTGATATTATAACTATTAGATAACTCAAGTATAGTTTTTGCTATCTTTCTTGGCATATTTGTTAATGGTGCAGCGCCTAACGATTGTCTTAAAACTCCATCAACAGGCATAGTATTTATCTCAACAGTATAATCAAGACCAATATCTATAGCTGATGTTGGGCTATCTAAAACCACAACACCTCCGCTTGTAACAGTTCCATCGCCAAAGTAATTGATGCTTCCACCCTCTGTTGAGCCAGATGTTCCGTGTACCGTTAATCCTCTCATATCTGGAGTAGCATTTAATCCTGACCATGTTTTAGAAGTAGTAAAGGTAAGAGCCACATCATTAGATGTGCTGACCGCAGCATTAAGAGTTAGACTATATTCACCAGAGTTTGATGTCGCTGATGATGCATTTATAGTATATACTGTTGAATTACCAGCAAAAGTAAATTTTTCTCCTACTGAGGGAGCATTAGTAAATCCATCGACAATTACACCGGTGGAGCTACTCGTTGTTCCGTTGGTCAAGGGGGACCCATGTGGTTGGTAGCTCCCAGACAATGTTTTAGTTACGGTCATGTCTGTTGGTATATCGAAAGATGTTGATGCAAACTGCTCTAAGTAATAAACAGTTGCACTATTTATAGTTCTTTTAACAGAAATATAAACAAAACTTGTTGTACACGCTACTGATTCTATAACTCCATCTGTTGACCAAAGGTTCCATCCGTATATTTTTTGATCTCTTTGAGAAGAATATACTGCCATCGTACCATCTGTATTAACTACAAAATAAAATTGTTCTGTTCTATCTGGAATACCATTAATAAATGCTGTATCTGTTGGCGTTCCAATTAAATGATTTGACTCTAAACTAATAGCTCCAGAAGTAAATTCTTCAAAACTTGAGCTATACAAATATTCTCTAACAGTTTTTCCATTAGTTTGTACGTAAATTGTAGCTCCATCGAATATTCTAGGCATTGCTTTTTCTTGTGCGCCTATGGTTGTTTGTCTAATAATTTGAATATCTGCTGGTGTTATTGGTTTTGATACTTGTGGTTTTAAGTAAAACTCAGAAGTATTAGTTAATATTTCTAAAACTTTACCAGATATTAAATGTCTTATTTCGTTTATTTCATTAGAAGCAATTTGTACTTGAACTGAATCAATGTCTTCTCCGCCTCCTACATCAAAATTAAAAAAAGAACCTACTTTGCTACCCTGTATACCATCTGGTAAAGACGTTACTCCTCCAAAAAATAAACGATTTTCGTGAAACGTTACTGCTCTAGGGAAACCATTAACAGCAGAAAACACTTGTTCATCCCAATTTCTAGTTGGTGGATGACCAGATACAGTAACTCGTACACCTCCTCCATCTACTGATTCTGTTGCTGAATCACTACCACCTGTTGTAAATTTATAATGATTATCGTCAATTACAGTAATTGTTCTATCTCCATTAAGATTACTAAAAGCAATTCCAGCCCCATCAACATCATTAATAGATTCTGCTCCAGCAATAGTTACAGAAGCTCCTGTACTAAACCCATGAGCTACATGAGTTACAACTACTACTGCACTACCAGCAGATGTTGCAAATGGATCTTCGTCTAACTCTACTATTGGAACAGATTTTAGTGTTGCTGTAACTGTAGTAGCGTTTGTATAGGCTGTAACAAGCAATTCTGCACCCATATATCGTATTCTGGTACCAACATAGTCTGATGTAAAATAATCAGCAGATGTAGTACATGTAACGTTTGTATCTCCTTTTGTAACAGAGTCAATATCAAGCGTAATTGTATCGCTAGCAAATTTGAAATAAGGCTGATAAACCATCTCTCCATTAACACTCTCATCAAATGTAAATGCAGATTTAGAAAAAGATGTTGCTCCTGTTCTTGTAATCATTGTAGGTGCATGATCTTTGTGAACAATAATCATTGTGTCTGCTTGTTGTGTAAAGTTTAACTCAAATAAATCTGCTGTTCCCCATGCACATGAAGTTATTGTTTGTAATAAAACGCCAGCAGTTGAATATATTTTTAATGCAGTATTTTGAAAGGCAAACAAATATTCTTGATCTCCGCTAAAAATAAAAGATTCAAGTCTTGTAGTTGCTCCTAAGTCTGCACGGTAAAAAGTACCGCCTCTTCTTTCAACAGGTCCTTGATTTGTGTGTACTGTGTTTCTAGATTTTTGCAAACCAGATCCATAAGACACTAAGTCTGTTCTAGATATTAACTTAGGATCAAGCTCCCCTTTATTAAAATTGGATTGATGTATTCTATGTGTACCCATTTATGAGCCAACAGTAGCCTTTATTGTTCCTAAAGCTCCTGAGTTCCTCCTAGTTCTAAACTTATCAACATCGAGTCTTCTAGATGTTTGTGCCTGTGAATCTTGAGATTTAGCTATTGCTATTTGTCGTATTGCTCTATTTTGATAGAGATTAGACAAGCTATCATTTCTAGCTATTGCTCCAGCAAATAATGATGCTAGCTCAAAGACTAGGGCTTGTTTAAAATAGGCTGGAAAATTAGCCTCTGAGGGTTGATATGTATAATCAGCTACTACTACATCGCTTTCAGAAGCATCACAATATAAAAAATCTTCATATCTGTCATATTCAATAACAGAATCACTTACTGTAACTGTATGTATTATTAATGCTCCAGTAGGTACAGCATATTTTGCAGAAAATCTAGCAGTAGGTTCTGAAGCGTTTCTTGATAACTGAGACTGTGTTGAAGAAAATCTCCATCTACATCTGGTCAACATTGTTTCTAGCGTAGTTTCATATAACTGTCCAGCTACTTTTGACTCAGTAGTGTTTTCCGTAAAGGCAGTGATAGTGTTGGCTCCTACTAAAACCAATGCTTTGCTACATATGTCAAATTTACTATCACTCATAATTTTAAGGTGAGAGAGGGGTACTTGGAAACCCCTCTCTCTGAAACATTATGTTCCGTTAGTTGTCGTTACAGTCGCTGCTCCAGTCGCAGATTTAACAATTACAACATCTACCGTTGCAGTTCCACCAGTAGAACCAATACAAATGATAGTGTCGAATTGTTTTAGATCGTCTGTCGAGCTATTAAAATAGCCAGAGCCAACAATTGTACTAATAGCGTCAGTACTTTTGTATAAGAAGAGATTCATATCTCCAGCACCAGCTACTTTTTTTAAGTTTGTTGCATCTAAAGCCATGATATCCTCCTTATTCTGTGATCTGACATTCAATTGCGCCATCGTTGTCAATCATGACAGCTCCAGCACTAAAGTATGACGTAATCAAGTTACTGACCTTTTCAGGTACATAGTTAATTTCTGTTCTTACATCTGAACCAGTTGCCAAACCTACTGCACTTGAGTGGTAAGCATGACAATCTCTAGTGGTACTAGATTTAGACAGTCCTGAGTGGCTGAACCATAAGAAACCTAACCAACGCTTAGCAGTCATACCGCCAGCATATGGTAAGTCTGTTTCACCCACATATTCTGCTCTACTGAATTGATCTATTTGTAGTAAATCAGCCCAGCCTTGAGAAGACACAACGAAGTATCTTTGTCCATCATCTGGAACATCAGCTTCACCAAACGTTTCATACACAGTTAGTGCTTTAGCTAATGTTAAAGCAGCTGATCCATGAACAATGTTTGCTGAGTTAGATCCAGCGTCAAGGACATCAATAATCAATGAGTCCATTTTTCTTCCTAAAGCAGCCGCAGCAGATGTAGCCAACACTTGTCTTTCGTCAATGTTTGTTTTTAGTTGATCTAATGCATCGACATAGTCAGCAGCATAGTAATCAGCTAATGTAACATCTACGTTTGAGTGTGTAACTTCCATTGTGTTGACTTGTCCGTGTCTAGATTTAGTAGACGCGGCACCTTTCCCAACCTTTTGGAATCTTGCTTGGTTGCCTGTAATATTATTTGATTGGCGCACAGTATTACGCAGTTTAGAACCCATCCTTTGGTAAGCCATGTGGACTTCGGCTTCAAACTGCTTAATAAACGCATTAGTAATTTGCGTAGCCATATTAAGCCTCCAGTTTGTTAATTGTTAAACTAACAGTTGTCCACTTCTAGCTTAGATCGGTTGTCCATATTGGACCGATATCCCCTAAAACGGGCTGTATATCTTTAGATACACTACGTATCTTCTTATAAAAATACAATAACTTAACTCCTTTTACAAGTATTTCTCTAGATTCAAAAGTAAAACCTTGCCATTTTAACCATCTTATTGTGTTTTTATTCTCTAAAGGTACTAGATTAGCCACAAATTCATAGTCAGATAAAAAAAATTCTGTCCACTTTTTATTCCTTTTTAAAAAATATGTCCATTGTTTGTTAGTAAAATCGGTAGAAAGGAACCAAACAGCTCCTCTCTTTTCGTTCTTTGCTTCTGAAACTACACCAAACATTGCCAATACATTATCTTTTTCAAAGACAGTATAGGTTCTAATTCCCTTTCTACTGTATCTAAATACATTAGTAAGAGCCGTTAATGGATCATGTCCCATGATTGCTAGCTCATATTTATCAGACTGCTTTAACTTAAAAGCTAATTCAAATGCATGAGCTGGAGTACCTTTCTCCACGTAGAGCATTTATAGTTTTCCAGATAATTGTAATCTTTGAAAAGCATCATCTACTTTTTTAACATAGGACAAATCTCTATGTCTTGAATCATAATATCTTTTATCATTCATCATTTCTTTTACATCAGCCATACTTAACTCTCTTTCTGGTTGTGCAACGCTAGCGGATCTTGATATATTCTGCTTAGTTGCCTCCATTAAAGACTCAATAACCTCAACTCCTTTAGCAGACATGCCTAAAGTTCCTTGCAATACTTCAAATTGTTCTGGATTAAGTACTGTACTAGCCCAGTTATTTGCTGCTTCAATCCTTTCTTGTGCATTTTCTCCTAGATTTTCTATTTCTTTTTGAGTATCTGGCATTTGTCCTTGTGCAAAAGCAATATATTGATTAATACCATCTTCAAAATTATCTTGATCTAATCCCATAGAATGACATTTCTCTCTCCACCATCCTGTTAGTGGGTTATCTTCTACCATTTCTTCTGTTAAACCCTCTACTAATGGAGGTAGCTTATAGCCTTTACCATCTTCAGGTAATCCCTCTGCCGCTTCAGCTGTTATCTCAGCAATTAAAGATTCTCTCATTTCATCTTTCTTGCCTGTAGAAAACTTTTCAAGATTATTATAAGACTTAGCTAAATCATCTATATTTGTTTCTCCAGTTTCAGCATTCCAAAATTTTTCTGGTATATGTTCTGGTCTTGCTGAAATATGTGTTGATTGTGTTTCACGTGAAACCTCATCAGTCTGTGTTTGTACAGGCTCTGCTTGTTGTTCTACTGCTTGTTCTTCACTCATTGTTAGTCTCCTTAATTATATTTTGGCTTGCGCCTTTGTTGTGTCTTCTTTGTATTAATCCTACTAAATATCTTTGTCCCTCTAGATGACGTAGGTGTTGGTCTGATATTTCAGGACCAGCTACTGCCTCTAGTGTTAAGGCTTTAAGATGTTTAAGAACTTCAGCACCACCGGGTGTATTGAACAAGGCGTAAAACAAAGCATTTAAGTTCTCCTCATCTTTTGGTTTTCGTTTTATTCCGTCTAAACCAATAAGCATATCGGGCTTTTTCTCTGTCATAATGTCTCCTATTGAGGAGGTGTTTCCTCTTCTGTTGGTTG